CTGTTACATGGTCGTAGTTAAGTGGGAAGGTCAAACCAGTGGCTTGGCCTGTGTATCTATCTTTCAAGACACGGAAGGTTGTAGTCTGTCGTTCAGTTTCATCTTCAGCTTGCTGGTCACGTTCAAGACCAAACATAAAGTGACACCAGAATCCGATAGCCCGGCTTCCTTTAAAGTGTCTGATTGACACACGCCCACCCTCTTCATGAGGCTTGCCTATAGGCGTAGCTAAATGGCTGACCATAATGATGATGATGTTTAAACGCTTGGCGAGTTTGGCGATGTCTGAGGTGATACGTTCAAGTTCCACCCGTTCATCTGTGCCTTGGCCAGTAGCCAAAGCAGTGAGATGGTCGATGTAGAATATTTCAATACCTTCAGCATGGTGCATGTACTCGATGTTGGACTTAACTACATCCCACTCGCACACCCCAAAGCTGTCATACATCCGCAACCTGTCAGACTCAGTGAGTTCGTCTAGGGCTTTGCTTCGTTCTTCCTTTGTCCAATCCCCATCAGGGATATGAAACAATTTACCTGCATGTTTACCTGCAATTCGTATGGCAGTTTCAGTAGGCATTTGTTCAAGGAAGAAGATGCCAACACGCTTCTCTAAGTCATACATGTCGTAGACTATTTGCTGAGTTAAGAAGTCAGTTTTACCAACTCCTGTTCCAGCACCCACGCAGTAGACTTCACCTTTTCGTCTTCCATAGGTTTGCTTGTTTAAGGTATCTAAGTACCAAGACAAGCCCCATTCAACAGGTCTGTCTAACTCTTCACGGATGTCAGATAAGGACACAATGCCATCAGGTCTGTAGACCTTGGCATTCCACATTGCTTCAAGAATCTTACGACTAGCACCAGCCATCAGTGCTTCGTTAGCGTCCTTGTAACCATTGATGGTAGCAATGAAACATTTGCCAGCAGGGAACAGTGGAGCGCAAGCCTTAGCAGCTTTCTCCCCTGCGTCATCTGCATCAAACATCAGGATTACCTCTTCAAAATTATTGAAGTAAGCGAGGTTAGATTTGATTGCTTTAGCTGCTCCTGCTGCTCCATTAGGCAGCGATACCACTGGCCATTTATTGTCTTGAATTTGACTTAATGACATAGCGTCAAGTGCGCCTTCAGTGACTACTACCTTCTTACCTTTAGACCAAAGCTTGGTTCCAAACATAGGGGTCTGACTGAAGTCTCCTAAGATAGGAAATTCTTTGTCACCAGTTCGCAGTTGCTGTGCTACTAACTTGCCATCGACATTATGTAATGGACAAATATGCACAGGCTGCCCACGATGTGAGCCAATCTTGTAACCAAAATGCTTTGCTGTTTCTAGGCTAATACCACGCTGCCGTAAGGCACTGATTTCACCTTGTATTAAATCACTAGCCATACGAGTCCTTGAGCTTTGGGTTGTCTGTTCTCCATCATCATCAGGCCATTCCATCCGGCCACAGCCAGTGCCATAGCAGTAGGCTCGGCCTGATGCATAACGAGTTAGATTGTCACGGGAACCACAGTCTGGGCAGGGTTCACGCCCCACTACAGGGCTGTCGTCATGTTCCCGCATGGTCAGTGGACTAAGCTGTATTCAGCGTACTGAGTCTTGTTAACGCCATCTTTCATGGTCGTTGTGACATCTAGTCCACTCTTCCTCAAGGTATAAACCACAGCAGCAAGGCGTGTGATTCCGTACAGGCCAATCGCTTCAATCGAAGTTAGCTTGCGGTTATTGTTAAGGTGATTAATTACTGTATTGGTTTGGGTCATAATATTTTTCTCTCTCAGTTATTGAGTTCATAAGAATGATGAAACGCCCTCAGAATTGAAGGCGTTGGTTTGGGTCTAGCTATGGTGCTACTTTAATAATTTCATCAGCCCACCACTGCTTCACATCGAAGCTTGGGCAGTCTTTAGAAACTTTGGGTAGGTCACGATGGCCAAGAACTTCAGCGTCCGGATATAGCTCCGTCAGCCTTTCAACGAGTGCTTTAAGAGTCACCCATTGTTCGTCCGTAAAATTGTCTTCTGGTACGTTCACGTCATCTTCAGTAACGCCACCGACCATTGCGATGCTTATAGAAATAGAATTAAAGCCACGGGCATGTGCGCCCACTTTGTCAGGGTGACGACCTTCTTCTAGAACACCATCACGTTTGATTATGTGGTGGTAACCCACCCCAAAAAATCCTTTATGGCGATGCCATGCGTCTATTTCAGTTCGCCCAACATCTTTCATGCTGGGGCGTGTTGCGGTGCAGTGAATGACTATTAATTCTGTACTGCTTCGATTAGCCATTGATGTGGTATTGACTCCTTTGAATACAAGAATCCGTGTTTCTCGCACCACATTGCGTATGTAGTCCGTGAAGATTTTGAGATTCGTTGCTTTGGATTTGAGAATACAAACCTGATGTCTAAATCAGGATGTTGTTCCTTTATGAGAATGTGCTTCTGGCGGTCAGCCACCATGAAGCGACCTTTGGTTTCAATAAACATTGTTCCAATCTTGAAGTCCGGTGTGTAGGTAGAGACACGAGAAGGTTTTGTGTACTTAATTTTTTCTTCTTCGTAGGTGTACGGGACACCTTGAGCAGTAAGCTCTTTGGCAACCCGTACTTCTAATCCACTTCGGAACCCATACTTCAGACCAACGTCATTAGAATGGGAAAGCTTCATTTACCTCCCCCGCTTCTTCTGAAAAGCCTTGAGCTTCTGGAGCTACAGTTTGGCTTGCATGGTCATATCCATCTTCATCTTCAAACAAGCTAGTAGCATCACTACCACCAGCTAGTGCTTCAATGACTTGGACTGAACGTAAACGTAGTGATAACCCTGCACCAGCAAGAGATGTGTAGTACGGAATGACTTGAAAGCCAACACGCACAAGTGAGCCATTCCATAGTGGAATCTCCTTGTTGATAGGGTTGCGCTTTGCATCAACGACTAATGGCTTCTGGTCAAACTTGTCACCATTTTTTGTGGTGACTTTTGCTTTGAGCTTTAGCTTGATAGTGACATCACCAGTTTCTTGGTTGATGACATAAGGGTCAGTAACACGAAGCTTGTCTCGAGTTTTGCCGGTTTCAGCTAGTGCTGACTTAATGGCTAACTCATGGGCTGTATCTAACATCGACATGATGTCTACAGCGTCTGCGTTATCCATAATTAGTTTTGTACCAAATTCACCATCTACATTGAATTTAGTATCTGGCTTCCATAACTTCGCCCATTCAGTCCGACCTTTTGGTGAGATGTGCATTGGCAGTTTGTTGGATTTCTTCTTTACTTGGGTCATATAATTTCCTATATATTAGGTGCGTATAAACGCTATTAGTTAATGTGTTTTGCGATGAATTCATCGAGGATTACGCCTTGCTCCATGAGCTTGGCAGCTAGGTCAAGAGGCAATGGTTCACCTGCTTGTAGAAGCCGAGCAGCAAGGGCTTGCTCTGCGGTAAGGTCTTTAATAATTACTCTCCATATACAAGAAACCCCTCGGGATTGAGGGGCTTGGTTTAGGTCTGGCTATGGTGCAACTTTAATAATTGCTGCTCCAAAACAGCCATGAGTTATCAACATCAATGTTGTTGTCACTTACACTTATGTTGTAAGTGTAACAATGTTGTTGATTGGTTTATTTCAGGCAAAAGAATAGCGTGATTCTAGTGCTACATGCCTTTCCAAACTGCCCTTAACAGGTGGCAGAGCAAAGTCATCAACGTCCTCTGGGAGAAGCTGCTGGCGCAACTCCAGATATAATTCATGAACCACATCTGAGGTTTCATACATCTCAACCATTGCCTCCCTGATGATTCCACCAAAGCGTCCAGTGTCAGCACAGTGAGTCCCAAAGCTGTCATGTATTAACATGAACGCCTCAATGCCCTCTTCTTTTGCCCTTGCAACGCTAAGTTGTAGGTGCGCTGCATCCCAAGAATGAACCACGTTGGGAGCCATGCCCTGACTAGACTTACGACTGCATATTTGGTCTGTTTCTTTGCTCATTGTCATGAAGACTAGCGTCCCATTAATTTTGGTTTTCACCCTATGTGAGTCAGTATTGTAATAAGACTGAACCACAGGAAAACCCAAAGGAGTAGTCCATCTAACTGGCATAGTTTGCTTTGAACCATCATGCATAATGAACTTAGTTTTAGCCACGTTGTTAGCAGCAGACGATAGCCATTCCATGAGCATAGCTGGACGTTTAACTGTATCAACCACAGCGTCCCAGAGATGACGAGAAACATAACTGGCTGCACGATAACCATCATCATAAGAGAATGGAAAATCCTGGCATGTCTTAGAACATTTACGCTTTAGTGGGCGCATCACATCTTCAATGAGTTGCTCACGAAATCCGTATTGTTTTGACCCATAGGAATAGGTCATTACGCTTCGCTTTGCCTCCTTGCGTCCAAAGCCGTATTTGAGCCATTCTAAGGCCAGTTCAGTATAGTTAGGTACTCTTACCCCCATGTTGTTTAAGACAGGTTCACCCCAGTGTTCAAAGGGTTGCTGAGAGTCTTCAATCAGCTTTTTAACCACCTTATCAGCGACTATTTGATAGACATCTTGCGGCACGTCATCAGGAATGATGTTGACACTCTTAGCAGTAGTTGTGCATTGCATAGCCATAGCTAAATGTTGAAGACCTGAACAGCTACCATCCATAGATGCACTTACGTGAGATACGAATGAGTCGCCTTGTTCTAGAAAGCCCTTCCACTCCATAGCAGCAGCCATAAACAAGAATGGCTTGTCTGCATCAACCCACTTCCGGTTGTCCCAAGGATTCTCTACGCAGTCTAGTATCCATTGCTCATTATCCATGACCCATTTAACACGCTCTTCAAATGGTGCTTTGCTTATCTTGTCAAAGTCACCTACGTTGGCTAAGTGAATTGCTAACCACTTCCAACCATCCTCACCAAGTGCTTTACCCTTAGCAAACTGGAGTGTGGCTTTCATTTCATCCGGCCCCATACAGTTGTAAGAACTGACACTGTAAACACGTCCACGGAAATCTAACTGATACCCAAAGAAGAATTCATCGTACTGACTAAATTCAGTGGCAGAATCAAGCATCGAAGTAAATGCAACCCGCTTAGAGTCCATTACACGATTGCCTACATCTATTCTGTTCCGCTCCTGTGCGAAGGCTGCCTTCTCTTGTATCGTTGCCTCATCAAACGATTTCAAAGGCGTAGGGTGTTGTTCTGCTTCTGTTGCTGGTATTGAGCTACACCATTTGACTTGATTTAAGTACATCTCCTGCATGAGTTTAAGAATAGGCTTATTAACTGACCATGCTGTTTGCTGCATAGCGTTAACTGAGTACATCAGTAAATCTATGTCACAGTGCTTTAACTCATCAAAGTATGCCCTGTTGTTAGTCTTTACAAATTTAACAGGACGATTATGACGTGTGTAATAGACACCATTAGTAAGGTTGGACAGATTCCAATCACGTGGCTGGATAATAAGTGGCTTATACATCGGTGAAGTCAGGCCAGCTTTCTCACAACGCTTGGAAATCCAATCAAGGGTTTCTGGCGTGGCCATAAGACGCTTAACTGTATTCCTTTTACCTTTAGACTCAGTGACTATTTGGACAAGACCTACAGTTTCCATAAGTATGCTTAAAAGTTTAGAGCCTATTTGAAGGACAGCATTATTATCCCAATCTTGCCATGCTTGGACATTACCCTTTGAAGCTTCATCCACCATGCCTGAGATAAGAGCAAGCCGCCTAGCTTTACCTTGACGTTTGTTGTGAGCGTCAATTAAACGCTTACAGAGTTTCTTGTCGTCTTCACGCAGTTGCTTGAGTCTGTACTCGTCTTCTACTTGGTGAACAGCGTTTCTAAGGACAGACTGCAACATCACGTTCTTCTTGCTAATACCATTGATGATGTACTTCATAAAGATGAAAGCCACCACCTGTGGGTCACCCCCTATTAGCTTATGCTGCACCCTGCCACCTCTACCTGCCTTCACTGGTGAGTTGAACCATTCTGTAACTCCTTCTGAAAATCTCTCCAAGCCTTGGACTAAAAGTGTGTGTCCATACTCAGTGTTGGATTCAGCCTTTCTGCCTTTACTGCTAGTAGTTTTATCCATCATTTTTTTAACACCCTCGTCCCTCATAGACATCTCAATGTCTAACTGTGAGCTAAGAAGATTTGCATCTTTATTGGGGGAATCAATGATGAAGGTTTCTTTAGTAATCTGCGACATTTGTCACTCCTGATTTATGATTAGCAATTGTTGCTGTTTAGCAACTCTGAAGACGCAACTTCCCTGTTGTTGGGATGAAACAATTCCTGACTTCCATAGCTCTCACTACTTCAGACTATTTATGTCACGCCCTTCATAGCTCTCCGGCTATGGTGCAACTTTAATATTTTGGTTTACTTTCAATACAGATATGTTTACTTGTCGTTGGTCACCTCCACTTGTTTTAATTCACTACGTGTATTTTACCAATTAGTAACAGCTTTGCGCACTACTAAATAAAGTAATATGGGCTTGACACTTACCCTATCCAGACAACATAGGGTCTACATGAGCAAATTATTTTTGTATCTTTTTGTATCTGAAAAAGACCTAAAAATCAGCCTGTCAGTCTTGACAATACGCTAGACCAGACAGGCTCTGGATATGGTAAATGACTAGCCGCCAGTGACCAGACATGCCACTTTCCCATTCATCGTGAAAAGTTAATGGTTCTATAAGGTACTTAAAAGAAATATGTCCTTAGCAAGAGGCCCGTCTATTGACATGTCCACTAGCCACAAGGACATACCACCTTCCCATCAGGAAGCTTTTTTAAGGGACTCAAAAGCATATGTGTTAGCAAGAGCGCCCCCTATTGGCATTACTCATGAGGGGCTAGAATGGGCCTAGAAGGGTGTCATTTGTTATGGTGCAACCTTTGGTCAAAGCTTTGATTAGCTATAGTGCTACAGTTGATAATTTTGGGACTTCGGTAGGGTTGTGTGTAAGGGTACGCTAATGGGTAATCAGACGTTATGTGTCCTGATTCTTTGCACAGTTCTTTGCACAGTCCTGAGATGAAGGACAAGGGAAGGGTTAAATTTTAGGCAAAAAAAAGACCTGCTTTTCAGCAAGTCTTTGTTTAAGAGTGGCTTTCAGCCCTCATTTGAAACACATTTGAATCAGTGCAACATCTCTTAAAATGGCGCGCCCGAGAGGATTCGAACCTTATCCGGTCGCTATCGCAGAGATGGTCACCCTGATGTCACTGGGTTTCCCGTGAGGTTAAGCATCTAGCCAAC